TTGATCGTCCTAACTATGCTGGAGATAATAAGAGATTCTTAGAACCAGAGGTTGCTGCCAATGTTCGTACTATTGTGGCGGAGTATGCTGTGGCCAAGTTGTATAAGCAGCCTTTTGTATTTCCTTTCTATACCAATGAAGAACATTCCTTCCGAAAAGATTTTCCAGATGTAATGCCAGTATATGAAGTAAAGTCTGTAAGGACTAAAGATGAGATCCCAGTATTTCCCAAGGACATCAGACCAGGGGTGGTTCTTGTAGGAGCAAGAGTATTAGACCGTGATTATTACTCAGAGGTTGAAGTTTATGGATGGCTTCCCGTTGAGGAATGCACAAAGGACGAGTATCATTACCCTCCAGAGAATTCTTGGCGGATTCCCTTAGATAAATTTAATGACACAATTCCAGAGTAAGGATTAGACATGGCAGAAAAAGGAACAGCAGCAGCAATTATTGAGGTTGCAGAAAAAGAAGTTGGTACTATTGAGGGTCCAAAAGATAACCAGACTAAGTACGGCAAATTTACTAAGGCTGATTTCTTGCCTTGGTGTGGATCTTTTGTTATGTGGTGTGCTAATCAAGCAGGTGTAAAGGTTCCTAACACTGTTTCAACTGTGGCTGGTGCAACTGCGTTTAGAAAGATGGGCACCTGGGTAGATGCAAAAGATGCCTCTCCAAAGCCAGGAGACATAGCCTATTTTGATTTTCCAGGAGATGGTGTAGATAGAATTTCCCACGTAGGTATTGTTGTGTCGAATAATGGAGATGGAACAGTCACCTGCATTGAGGGCAATACTGCAGGAACTGCAAAAGGTGATCAACGTAATGGTGGCGAAGTTTGCAAGAAGGTTCGTGGTTACATACCTAATAAGAAGAAGGTCATGGTATCTATTGTTGGATTTGGTCGCCCCAACTATGTTGGTAATGAAGTTGAAGCAAGCGTCCCTGTTTCGGATACACCAACCTTCCCAGGAACTATCAAACCTGGAAGTAAAGGAAATAACGTAAAGGTTGTTCAACGTGCACTTGGGCTAATGGCTGATGGAGACTACGGACCAGCCACAAAGAAGGCTGTAATTGCATTCCAAGACAATCACGACATTTTGGACTCTAACGGAATTGTTGGCCCCAAGACCTGGGCAGAACTGGTCAAACTCCTATAAACTGGACATTTTACCCCCATAGCCCTCTAAGAACCTTCTGGTATTCTTAGGGGGCTTTCTACTGAAGGGGTGTCATGACAACAATCATTGGAGTTCAATACGAAGATCGTTGTGTTTTACTTGCAGATAATCAAGTAACAGATGATGGTGGTCGTATCTATAGACATCCACAAATGGCAAAAATTACTGAACGTGGTGATTTTATAATTGCTGGTTCTGGAGAAGTGTCTCCTTGCGATATTGCTCAACATATTTGGAATCCACCAAAGTTAACTGCTAAAGATTCTAAAGATGTCTACCATTTTATGATTGCAAAGGCTATGCCTTCCCTTAGAAAATGTTTAACTGAAAATGGATATGACTTTAATGAGGACCACGATAAATCTAAAGAAGGATTACGATTCCAATTCTTGATGGCTGTTGGTGGTGAACTGTTTGATGTCGATCAGGATCTGGCTGTAATGAGGAGTATGGATGGAGCCTATGCGGTTGGTTCTGGGGCTAGTTATGCGTTAGGTGCTCTACACGCTGGAGCCAAGCCAATGAAGGCTATGGAGATTGCCGCAAAACTTACAGCCTTTACTTCAGGTCCATACATAGAAAAAGAACAATATAAGTAACTTTTGTGATGTAAACCACATGTCAAGTAAGTTACTCTACAGTAACAACTTAATATGAGCCTCCTGAGTATGAGGACGCAAAAACTGCTCTTCTAAAATTATGGTAGGATTTAGGAATGTCTAAAACTCAAGATAAGAAAAAACAGAGAAAGATTGAGCATGCTGAGTTTCTTTGGAATCAGGCTCAATTACGATCAGCCCTAATTAAAAATCAATTAGACCTTGCCGTTGAAACCTTTAAAGAACTAAGTGGAGAAATGACTGAAGAACAGATAAAAGCAACTGAAGAACAGACCCAAATTCAATATAAACGTATTGAAGAGTATCTAATGAGCGAAAAAGAGATGTATTTAGAAAGACTAGGTATCCAACAGGACTGATAATTGGTCTATGTTAAAAAAAGTATTCTTTACGATGATTCTGGCCGCCCTTCTTTCAAGTTGTGGTTATGATGGGCACTTCAGGTATCCTTGTCAAGATCCTGCAAATTGGGAAAATGCAGAGTGCAAGCCACCAATCTGTACAGCCAACGGGGCATGTCCAGAAGATCTAGTTGGTCGAGAAGAAACAGAAGGAACACAAAATGGCTAAAGAAAAATTAACACCTCAAGATTTAGATGCAAGATTAAAATTTATATTAGGAATTACACTAGGTTCAATCTTGTTTATAACCGCTGTTGGAATTATGTATGCCCTTATATTTGTTACACAACCAATTAATGGACAATCTGAAAATGATAAGATGTTCTTTAATGTGTTAGGCAGTGTAGCAACCTTTATTACAGGAACACTGGCTGGTCTTCTTATCGGTAGTAGTAACTCTAATGCAGTGGCTACTCCTGTAAATGATATTGTTACTGAAGTTACCCCTAGTGTTGCTGAAGTTAAAACAGTTGCGGAAGAAATTCCTGCAGCAGATTTAGATGACCCTAACTACAACTAACGATTATCTGTCTTGTAAAAGCCGCCGCCTTTAAAGACGGCTGTAACAGGAGAGTACACTCTAATTAGAGCGTAGCCACAGTCTTCACAGAAATACTTTGTTTCTGGATCATTGATGCTGCGCTCTCTTTCATAATCAAGATCACAACTAATACAGGTGTACTGGTATACTGGCATAATGACTCCTTATGGTATGAGCATACAGTAACTGATAAAGAAGGCAAAATTAACCTATGTCAATCGCTTTAGATACTCAAAGACCTATTGCAGTTACAGAGCGCTGTGACAAATGTGGCGCCCAAGCAATGGTTAGAGCGACACTAGCAAATGGCGAATTATACTTTTGTGGACACCATGCACGAAAGACAGGTAACAAATTAGTTTTAAACTCACTTCAAGTATTTGATCCTAATGGAGTGTTTAACTATGGCAGGCAGTGATTTTTACCGAACTGGTAAAGGTATATTTGGTGGACCAGGTGGTACATATGGAAGATATGGAGTGAGTCAAATGGCAAGTAATTTATCCTCCCAATTCAATAGTGCAGAAAATGCAGAAGAAAGACAGCGTCGTAGATTTGGCCGCAAACGTGAATCAGGTTATTCAGGAGCAGGATTTAATTTTGTTAACTATCCTTACATGACTGGTGCAATGAGTTCGGGTACAGATCCTCGTGAAAATACTATTCCACGTAGAAAACAAGCCCAAAATAAAAGTGGAAAGTCAGCATCTATTATAAATGGATTAGGAAATGGCGGAACTGCAGCAGGATTTGTTGGAGGGTTAGATTAATGGCTCAATTAAACCGTAAACCATTAACTATAAATCCAAATCGTAAAACTAGAAAACAAGAATTCTTATTTAATACAAATCTAGGTTATAAATCAAAAGCAAATCCAAGTGTTGTTACTTGGGCATCACCTGGAAAAGGTGTACAAGGAGAGTCTGTTAACTCTCAAAACAATGCAAGTAAGTTAATCATAAATAGAAATTGGAAGCCGCTATAATATAGTTGGGCTTTAACATTCCGAGGGGAATAATTGACAAAACTGCGTCCATTCGCAGCACTATCTGTAGTACGTAATACTGGAAGACTTATTCTATGTGGGGGAGTTGTTACTCTCTTTCTTGTATTTGGCATGTCTCAAGATGTCTATGCAAATGAAAACCAAGAACAGGTAATAGTTAGTCCTGCACAACAAGCAGTAAATACAGCCTTATCCACTGCAACAACCGAAGTACAACAGGCTATTGATGCCACAGCAAATGCTGCTGTAGAAGTCTCTCAGGCACAGACAGAGTTAACTCAAGCACAGGCTGCAGTGTCAGATATTGCACCAGCAATTACAGAAGTGCAAGACAAAGTATTAGTTGTTGAATCTGTAACAACTACAGTGCTTGCTATTGATCCAGAAACAACAGAATTAACTCAAAGTTCTGAAGTAATTGTTGATGCTAAAACATCTGTAATAAATGCAACTACTGCTGTAACAACTTTAACAACCGAAATATCTCAGGCTCAAACCGAAGTTTCTCAAGTTTCCACTGCTAAAGCAGAAGCAGTTATAGCGCAGTCAACTGCTCAAACAGAGTTAACTCAAGCCAATCTTGCTATTGATGCGGCTCAAACTGCTGTGAATAACTTACAAGCAACCATTGGTACAAGCACTAATGTTTTGGCTGGTGTAGATGATGCTGGTGTACTGATGACTCTTCCTTTTGATTTATTAATGGGTGGAGTGTTATACGATAATGTTTATGTTGGATCAAACGCAACTATAACATTTGGGGTTAATGAAGGCGCTAATTATTATTCTACTCCAAATGCACCATCTATATCTATTGCTGGTTGGGATTGGACTACTTGGAGTACAGGAACTGGAATTACATATGCAACAACAGAATCTACGTTAGACATTGCGTGGGATTTAAGACCCTTCCCACAACAAGATGCTTCTACCCAAATGGC